TCCTCATACGTCATATCACTGAGCCGAGGAATCATCTTTTCATTAAAAATTTTTTTATACCCCCCGGGGGGCTGTTTCAGATTTCGCATAGGGGGGTCTTCCTATTCCAAAGGATCTTCGTCGTCTAGGAAATTCGCAGTATTGCGTTCTACTTGGGTTTGTTTGAGTGGAATAGTATGTTTGTCACCTTGGGACTCCTCCTCGCCATCGTGGGGGGTGGCGGTAGGGTGGGGGTCGTCTGGTAGCGTTTCCACTTCTTCGACCTCGGGTGCTAGCTCAGCCAATAGACTGTCAGCGTCAACCTCTATTGCATCCACAGCTTCGCCGCGCATAAGGGTTCTAATCTGTGCCAGTAGATCTGCCTTTGCTTGCGCGCTGTTGGTGGTGGTGATAACCTCGCGCCGTTCTAGAAAAGCCCCAACCTCCACCACAGTGCCGAGCACTTTCACCGCCTGCACCTTCACAGCGTCTTTAGCGTCAGGGGATATAGCTACATCGACCAATGTTTTGATGACTAACTGTCTCAAAGCTTCGGGTGTTCTATGTTTCGCACTCTCAATAGCCACCTTATAAGCTTCGACCTCTTGTTGAATTCGTGGATCACTGGCAAGCTTGTATGGCGTGTTGACTATTGTGGATGGTGCAGGGTTTCGGTTGTAGCTTCGCCGATATGCTTCAGCCTTTGTTGTACCCTTAGCCAATTCTCTGGCAAAGGTTTGCTGTTTATGGGTCAATCCCTTTGCAGATGGGGAAACACCTAATATCTCACTGATTGGTATCGTATCCAATCCTTCCTCTATTGCCTTCCTAGATAACTTCTTCATGGCTGTTCAGCTTCGCTGTTTAGATGGGCGCAGTATATGGGAACAAATAGAGAAAATCAATCGCCCCTTGATTCTCCATTAAAACAATTCATTAGACACCTAGTCAACCCTTCAATGATACTAGCCGTTCTACCTGTTAGGTAGTGAGTAAATGTAGCAGACAGTAACAACACAAGGGGAAATCATGAACGAGCAAATCAATGCAGAGATCAAAGCCATGAAGCAATGGTGCATGGATAACTACGACAAGGGCGCAGACACAATGATTGAGTGCTGGGGAGATAGCGACTATGCCGAACTGTTTACCTTTGAAGGCAAGCCACGCACAAAGGCACAAGCATGGAAAACCTTAAAAAGCATCGCCGCCGTTTATCAAGACCGCCAAGCAGATGCCCGCAATTCAGCTTTTTAAACCAACCGAGGAACATCATGCAATCAATCACAGTCACAGTGAAAAGTGTTTATGGAAATATTACCGCCTACCCAGCCTGCCCGACCGCGAGCCTGTTCGCCCAACTGCTGGGGACTAAAACCCTCACGCCCCAAGCACTCAAAACCATCAAAGCTTTAGGCTTTGAAGTGAATCAAAAGACCGCCGACCTCATTCAACTCTGAAAGACCAAGCCATGACCTACATTCACCGCGCCGCCCTTGAACAAATAGACCGCGAACTTGCAAAGGGTTTCCCTTATTCCTGCGCCATTCTCAACGCCGCCATCCACTGGAATATCCCAAGCACCGACCTTCGGACCGCGCACGAAAAACGAGCCCACCGCGCCGAGATGGTCCACCGCGCCAGCATCGCTTTTCTAATGCTCGCCGTTTTTGCTTCGCCTGTCCTTTTCTACTTTGCCGCAAAGGTTTAACCATGATTCTCATCAGCAAAACATTTCAGACATACACGCCCGAAAGCCTTGAAGATGGCGAAGCAGAAGAACAAGGATTTATTTTCGAAGATGAACCCTACACCTTCAGCGAATTGGTGCGCCTTATTCGAATGGAAGGGTTTACACAACCTAGCTGTTCGCCAGCTACAGGAAACCCGCACGAATGGCTAACAACTGAATCCGAGCCGGACTACAGCACAGGCGAAGAAACAATTTACAACTTGCACTATTCCCACAACAACGACAGCAGAGCCGCGAAATACTGGAAAGCCGCATTCAAAGCCGCCAACATCATCAAAGGATAAAACCATGCAAACCCGAACCCTCACTTTTCACGCCGACCCCGCACACGGATGGCTTGAAGTAGACCGCGCCGACCTTGAAACCCTCGGCATTGTCGAAAAAATTAGCCGTTATTCCTACCACAAAGGCAACCGCGTATTTTTAGAAGAAGATTGCGATGCCCCGAAATATCTGCAAGCCGCCGCCGCGAATAACTGGCAAATCAAAACCACTGAAAAACACAGCGACATTCATTCTTTTATTCGTCTCTTAAATCCATTCAAAGGGTAAATCATGAACTTAACTAACCTCATCACCACCGCCGCCAATGTCGCACCCTACACCGACAAATCTAGCGACTCGAAACGCAACGCACAAGAAAACCTAAAAGGCCGCACCCATTACGCCGAAGACGAAAGCCTAAAATTTTTCAAAGCGCGGATTGTCTCAGCCCACGCCGACCAAAACGGATTGTTTTTTAAGATGGTGGAAAGTATCGCCGTTGATTACAACAACACCCGCCGAGGTTTTAGGGTGGTGGTTTTCGACTTATTTGGGCAAGTAATCTACCGCCCGAGTCTTGACGACTGCGCCAGCACTCAAGCCGCCGCAGTGGTTTTATGGATGAAATCCGAAAAGATAGACCCCGCCGCATACTATCGCGCCGAACTGAAAACCAGAGCCAACCGCCTCACCAATCAAGCCGCCGCCATGAACGAAGCCGCCGCCATGCTGGAACAGGTGGCCGCATGATCTACATACAACGCCGCGACAGTTACCAACTCGAAACAGTAGACGAATTCGAAACGCTGAAAGAAGCCCGCGCCATGCTGATCGAGTACCGAATTAGCGACAGGACAGCAACCTATTATTTGAGCCGCCGACCCTGCAACCACTGGAGAGAAAACCAATGAAGCCCACCGAAACCCCGAAATGCTATTTGTCCCACTCGCCCCACGGCTGGAGTTTAATCCTTCAAGAAATGCCACTGTGCAACCACAAGGAAACCGCCGCCGAAGCCTTAGCAGTTGCGAAAACCTTCAGAGTCGAACCGCACCCAACCCATTATTGGAACGGAACAACAGGGGATTTTGAGCCCCGCGCCGATGCCGATCATTTTCAGGCAGAGGAAGCCGCCGCATTTACCCTGCAACCGCCGCCAGCACCACCCAAAAAAGATACAACCCTGCCCCTATTTTGAAAGGTCACATCATGCAAACAACTTGGAAAATTGAAGACGGCGAAAGCCGCAGGGTTTACCTAATAAACGACCAGCAGAACCATGCCATCGGCGAAATTGTCCACGCCGACACACGAAACCCCGACCACGCCCGACTAATCGCCGCCGCGCCTGATTTGTTGCTGATAGTAGGGGATTTGTTGCACCTACATATTGCCCACCACAACGAGCCCACCCACGCCCGAGCCCGAAAACTAATCAACCACATCAAAGGCAGACAATGAACCACACCGAAGCCGCTTACATCCGCGCAGGGTTTTCCTACGAAAAGGGAAAGACACCCGCCGAAACACTTCGCGCCATGATCGAATCGGAAACGATTCCACACCGCACCGAAGCTCGCCGCCTGATCGACCAAGGCAGACAAGAAGCGAGACTATCGACCAGCCCGAACCGATAGAAAAAATTCAATAGACAGGCAGAATCACAACCCCGATACTGCCTGACAGGTTACCTCATAACCTAACTGATAGCATCCGAACCACCAACGAAAGGCAGACCATGAACGAATATCAATTAAACGGATACGCAAACCGCAAGGAATATTTAGATGAATTGTGCGAAGAATACCCAAGGGACATTGTTTACGCACTCGCCGACATACTGGGTGCATCCGAAGATTTTGATGGACTGGTAACCAGTCTAGAAGATTATTCCCTTGATATGTAAAAAACTTTTCAAGCCCTGCCAGCAGGGTTTGAGAGGCAATTTTGCCGCAACAGAGGAACATCCGAACATGAACACACTTATCAGACGATCAGCATATGGCACATGGATGGCAGAAACCACCCTGCCACTTGAAAACGACTTGCACATTTGCTTGACCACCATGAAACGATCTAGTGGAAACATTACCACAACCGCCAATGTCGGCAAACAAAACGGAAGTTTTTTCGTTTACGAGCCGTTCAAAGACTTCAATCAAACGCTGATTTCGTCATCCGACCGATGCACGAAACCCGCAGTAGAACGCCAACACAATGCCGCCCTTGGAATGCTGGACAGCATCCGAACCGCCGCCCTTTCACACTACAACTAAGGAGAATCTCATGCCAAACTGGTGCAACAACACAATGACGATCAGCCACCCCGATCCCGCAATGGTGCAAAAAGCCGCAGACGCATGGAATACTGGCGCATTTTTGCAGACCCTGATTCCAACACCATCCGAACTGCTGGAAACAGTAAAGGGCTGGACAAATGACGAAGAAGAACAAAAAGCAAACAAAGCCAAGGTTTCAAATAATTTGAGTGTATATGGCTATGCAACTTGGTATGACTACCGAGTAGCCGAATGGGGAACGAAGTGGGATGTAGGCTTTCACCCTTCTTATGGTGATGATGCCATTGTTTCAGGCAATAGTTTTTCTGTGAACTTTGATAGCGCATGGTCGCCCCCTTGTGCCGCATACGAAAAGTTGGCAGAGATGGGATACGAAATCTGCGCCTACTACTACGAATCAGGTTGTGACTTCTGTGGTCGCTGGATTGACGGACAAGATGACTGCTATGAAGTCTCGCGTGGAGGAATCCCGCAGGACATAGTAGACGAAATGGGGATTGACGAAGAAGAGGAGTGCGAATAATGAACGAACTTAAAACCCTTGAATGGGGAATCTTTGACATTCAAGATGTACGCCAAGACCTGCCCGACCATCAGGCTTTGATTGTGCTGGACTACATCAAAGCAAACTATGACTACAAGAATGGCATGACCGATGCCGCCATCCGAACCGCCGCCAACGAACTTTATCCCGAAAGCAGAAGATGAAAATTGAACTTAAAAACATCAAACACGCAGAGTTTGCATCCCAAGAAACAAACTGCTACGAGGCAACCATTTACATCAATGGCAAACGAGAAGGGTTAGTTAACAATGATGGGCAAGGTGGTTGTGACAATGTAACCCCTTGGCAGTTAGCCCAAGAGATAGATGCCTATGCCAAGACTTTGCCGCCAGTAGTGTGCGAATGGATTGACCCGAAGACAGGAGAACCATTTGTTTTAGAGCAGACGCACGAAACTATTTTTGGTGAACTGCTGAATGAATGGATGTATGCCAAGGATTTGAAGAAGGCATTGGCTAAACGGATTCTCTACCAAAGGGAAGACGGAAAGATTTACGAGACAAAAGCCATGCCGCCCATTGAGTTGAAAGTCCATCTAAACCAAACCCGCTTGGCGGAAATACTCAAAGCAAAAACGATTCTGAACCTTTTACCTTTTGACAAAGCATTAACAATTTACAGGGGAAACGCAAATGTTTGACGATATGAAAAATAAATGGGATGCCATTGATGTAATGGCTATTGTGCTGATGGGCAAGGCAACCAAGTTGATGCCCATGATGAATAACTTTGTGCTGGAAGGTCAGGAAACCTACCAATTCCCGCGCCTGATAGCCATGTTCCTGAGTGACGATGGCTTGACAGCCGACCAGCCTGATGATGTCTTACAACTGTATGTAGACCGCGCCATTGAGCAGATCAACAAGAACAGGGAGACAAACAAGAATGTTTATTCCATCCCGCCCGACCTACTCAAAGCCAAGTACAAGGGCTGTGGCAATGGAATCGTTACCATCGAAAAGGGTACTCGCAAGGTACTGGACTTTGACTATACCGACTCAAAGCTTCGCCCTTTGCAAGAGCAGAACATCAGCATGAGCAAAGCCGCTGGCAAAAAAATCCGCGAAGACGAATCCACGATTACATATCGTGCGAACTTTTCTAGTTGTCAAGTTTGTTTGTTTTAAGGAGAACCCCATGAAGAAATTTAAAGTGCTTGCATCGTATAGAACATATGTTTATGCCATTGTTGAAGCTGAGGATGAAGACCAAGCCTACGAAATAGCCCGTGAAATGGATGGGGGAGAGTTTCAGAGGGGTAAAGGTGATGACCTATCCGATTGGTCAATAGATGGCATCAATTTGGAATTGTCAGAAGACCACCATCATCCGATCTGCCCTGCCCATGATGCAATTGGATGCCGATGCGAAGAGTTGGCAAAAGCCGACTTGAAATTTAAGGTGAAAGAACTGCTGTTTGAATACCATGCCGCCGAGATTGGTCGCCTCATTGGTATGACAGAGAACGAAGGCAAGAAGATCGTTAGAGAAATCATGCTGGAAGACTGGGGCTATACGGAATGGTATCCCCGCAATGTCGGTGATGGTTACGCCCTGTTCTGTCATGGATCAGAATGGATTGATGAGAATGGGGACAACCTTCTTTTCGATACCGAACGAGAAGCAATGCAATATGTGGAAGGGTTGCCAGCATGAACGAAACTATCAGCCGAACTCAGGCATTGACCCAAGCCCTCATCCTTGGTTTGACAGCAGAGACTGAGGACAAAAGCGACTTGGCTATTGCCTTGGCAGTATTGATTTCCCAAGGTATGACTAAAGAACAGGTGGAAGCCGCTAAGTCAGCCGCCGCACAGATCGCAGAAGGCTTGTAGACTGTGCCAATGAAGCAGAAACCAGCAAAGACTTTGTTCGCCGTGTTCCTCATGGAAGATGAGAATGGTATCGTTACCGTCCGAACCGAATATGTGGGGCAGGGTGAACAGTCTTTTCACCTCGGCATGGAAATCCTAGAAGGCTTGATGATTCTGGAAACCATGTCCGACACCCTTTATGTCGAACCCTGCACCATGTCATCGTATCGGCAATGATTTGGTCAGGCTTTGGGTGAACTTGAATAGACCAAGCCTTTGATGGGCATCGTTGGCATCCTCACCAACCACTTCACTCATCCAATAGGGTAGTCCAGCCTGCTTCGCCACCCTCTCCCCTGTACCGCTTTCATCGTTATCCGCAATCACGAACCCGCCGAACTTCTGCGCCAGCTTCAACAAGTTACCAGCCGAAAAACAAACATGGATGACATAATTACGCTTCAAGCTACGCAAGGCATGACGCAGGGACAGAGCCGTGGCATAGCCCTCACACAGATAATGCTTGCCCTTATTGTCGAAGTCGAACGATGCGTTCGCCGTCTTCTGCCCGAACAGAAACCTCTTGCCGCCATCCGCATCAACAACTTGGCATCCGACCAACTCGCCATCTATCCGCATGGGAATGATTAGCTTCTTGTCATTTACCCAACCCTGCTCTTCGGGAAAACCCTTGGACTTTAGGTATGGATGGGTAGCCAAGACCGAGCCGTTCAGCAGTTCCTTTGCCTTGATCGCAGCCTTTTCCTGCATCCGAACCTTTTCCTGCTCAGCCTGAGCCGCCATCCGACTGTAATCCCTGCGTTGGCTTTCATTGATTGAGTCAGGCTTCCATATGGACACCTCTGTATCGGTGGCATGGTTTTGGACGAAGGCATGGTCGCCCATCCATTTGACTGCGCCGTTCCGCTTTCTTGGATGGTCAACTGTCTGGTAACGTTTCCAGTATCCGATGGGTGGCGGGGCATCAATGATGATGCCATGCGCCCTGCAAAAGTCAATCAAATCCATCAGCGAGCCCTTTTCATCTGCCGAATGTAGGCTTTGATGCCCTTGTCAATGAACTTAATCACATCCGAACTGGGAACAGTCGGCCTGTCATGCAAGCCGCGAGGCCATACGCCAAACTTATCCCTGTAAACGTGCGCCGCCCTGCCGTTCGACCAGCCCTGAGTCTGGACATACCACTGCAACTGTGACCACCACGTTTGCTTGTCGGCCTTTGTCATCGCGCCTTTTAGTTCTTCCAGTTCGCCAGCTACCTCAACAACCTTGTTCTTTCTCTCACGAACATGGCCGCAGTTTAGACAGGCATCCGAATTGGACGGCCACAAAGACCCACACGCTGGACACTTTGCCGCTTCCTTTTCCTTTTGTGTTGGCTCTGGCTTGGCTTTTTCTTTGCCATCATCCAGCTTGTCCACGCCATACTCATAGACTTCCTCCCAATCCTTACGGAATCGGAGATAGTTACCGCTGTGATCCAGCCAAACGGCAAACTCTTTGCCTTCGCAGCCGCGCATGATGCGCCCCATCTGCTGGATATGGGATGACAGAGATTTGCTGAACGGCCTAGCCGATACGCCAATCATCACATCAGGCACATCGAATCCCTTGGTCAGAATGTCGGTGGCAATCAGCCCATGAATCTCTGTATCAGGCTTGGCAAAGTCTTCAATCACATCCTTCTTGAACTCCTCATCATCCCTGTAACTGATGGAGATGAAGTTGTAGCCATGCTCTGCAAACTTCCGAGCCAAGTCAGCGCCATGATTCACGCCCGAGCAGAACACGATGGTCTTGGCTGGTTTGCCATATATCTCATGGGTTTTCTTGACCCATTCGGTAACGATGTCGCCAGTAATCTTCATGCCCCTTGTGGTGGCTTCCTGTTGACTCCACTCCCCCGCAACCTTCTTGGCTCCGGTCATGTCAATCTCTTTGGAGATGAACACTTTCAGTGGGACAAGAACATTCTGCTCGACCAACTGCTTGGTGGTGACTGTGGAGACAACACTTCCATATGTCTTGCCCAATCCCTTGGTAAATGGGGTGGCGGTCAGCCCGATCACACGAACATCAGGGTTATTCTTGATGAACTCCATCGTTTGAGTCCGAGTTTGATGGGCTTCGTCCACAATCAGCAGGTTCAGGCCGGGGAATTCCCCCTTCCTTTCCAGCGTTTGGGCAGAGCAGACTTGGATTCTTTCGTGGGGTCGGTATCTCCAATGGCCTGACTGCATAACGCCGTGGTCAATGTGGTACTTCTCCAGTCGTTGGCTGGTCTGGTCGCACAAGATGATGCGATCCAGAATCATCGCCGCCCTGTTGCCCTTCTTGCGAGTGGCCTCCAGTAGGGCGATTGCCACCTCGGTTTTGCCAGCACCTGTTCCAAGATAAAGAATTTGAGCTTGAATTCCACTCTCAAATCCTTGTCTTAGCTTTTGTATGGCATCTTCTTGGTAGCCTCGCAACTGCAACTCAGACATGAGCAAACCTTTTGTTGTTCACAACCTTTGAAATGGTTTGTCTTGCAACACCATAAATTTCAGCAAGGTTTTGTTGTGTTTCGCCGGAAGCATACAAGCGCCGCATTTCAATAACCTGACTTTCATTTAGTTTTGCAAGCGGGTGAACGGAACCAACAACATGAGGATTTCTTGGCGGCTTACTATTCCTTTTCTTTTTCATCATGTCATTCACATTGTCTTGGTTTGTACCCAAAAATAAATGCTCTGGATTGCAACAAGAAGGAACATCACAGGCGTGACATACAAACATACCTTTGGGTATTTCTCCCTTGAAATGTCTGTAAGTTATGCGGTGCGCCCGATCATTGGAACTGCCTCTTCCGCCTGCGCCAACAATCCCATACCCGAATTTGTTAATTGCCCCCATGAACACCCAACATCCTGCAAATGGAATAGCAACCACCTTATCCAAGACTCTTTCAATCGCTGGCTTAATAGATCGCATAGCTTTTCCTTTCAAGCATTTTCAAGTGCCTTCAGCTTCTTCTGATACATAGCCACTTGCTTCTTGAGTTGGGCATTCTCTGACTGGAACATATCCCTGCTCTTCTTCAGCGCGACCAATTCAATCTTGAGCAGACGAATCTCTTCCTTCTGGTCGGTGATAAGGGTGGTTGCCAAGTCTTTATCTTCTGCCGTTCCGTCAATGGTGGCGATGGCTAACTGCTCAGCAAGCTTCTCATTCTCAGCCAGCAAAGCATCCATCATCTCCTGTTGTTCATCATAGGCAGGGGCTTCTGCTTCGGGTTCTTGGGGTGCGCGGTTGGTAAAAGTGGAAACGTTACCAGCTTTGTTCTTGAATTTGCGGGTGGACTGGACTTCACCACCAGCTACTTCCTTACGCATTTTGGCAACAAAAACGTGGGAAACGCCGCAGTGTCGTGCAATCTCGCGGTCTGACCATTCTTTCCACTCATGGTCGTTGAGCATCTTGATGACGGCATTACGCTTGTCTTCGTTGTTTGGGCGCAAGCCGTGGGCTTTGTTGGCCTTCAAGCTGTACAGAATGGCCTCCCGCAGCGTTCCGTTGATGATGTCAGCGGCAATTCCCTTGCCCTTGATCTTTAGCGTAGCAAAGTAGCGGTGGAAACCATCCGCCAAGTAATACTCCAAACCATCGTGAAAGACTATGACTGGTGGGAATTTCGCCCCATCGTCCATCTGTCTTGCGTAGTCATCCACTGTATCCTGACTGATAGCTACACGCGACTGAGTTCCCTTGTCGATTCTGATTAGTTCTATGTTAAACATTTTTATCCTTTTTGGTTATTACACATTGTCCATCCCATCAAAAACGCAACCCATTGGGATTGAATTCTTGGATGGTCATACTTACTGCCAGTCCATTTGAGTTGGCCTGACTTCCCTCTCGCTGCCGACCAGCCCTCAAAGGCTGCTCTTATCTTGTTTACGTTGTTCATGATTCCCTTCCATGCTTTTTGTTAGCTGCTTTCTAAGCCATTTGGTTGCGCCTAAACGTTTCCACTCTTGATATTGGGATTGCGTCAGTCTTACACCAACAGCCCTGCCGTTCTTTGTCAATTCACTTTTTGGTCTAGGCACTGGTGCTGTTCCCCCGCTGACTTAGTTATAAAAATCATTTGGCATTGAGTACAACGCCACAGTTGCCCCTCAACTACAACGGTTTGTTTATCGGCGTGGTGTCCACGCACCCTGCCAAAAAATGTTCTGATTGCTTCAAGCATCTTGTTGTCTCTCCCATCTTCTGCACAAATCTTTCACGGTCTGGCTTTTGCGCTTGCCCTTGCACACATTGCTGATTGACTTTTGTTTGGCCTTGGCTTGCAACTGCGCTGGGGTCAGAGGCTTTACTGGTTCTGCTGTAGCTGGAAACAAACCTGTCACGCCCAGCCAACAGCACACGGCGGCGACAAGTAAACGATCAAATATCATTCTTCCCCTTCGTATTCTTTAAGTCTGCGCTGTAGCCTACCGATTCGCTCAACGTTGTAGGTGACGATTGAAGCCGCATATTCCACGGCACTCTCCGCCTCCAGCTTCTTGATGACAGCCTCACGCAGTTCCTTGGCGATGATCTCGTTAATCGTCTTGGGCTTGGTTATGTCTTTGATGTACTTGATTGTTGATTCGCGCCAACTCATGTGTTTCTTTCTTTTAATGCGGCTTCAACCATTCGCATTGCGTCAATGTAATCTTGCACCGAAATCATGGGTGTTTTAATCTTCATCTGCAATCCAAAATACTCATCATCCGTCAGCCCCACCCACTCACGCTTGGGGTGGTCAGACAGATACCCTTGGGTGTCATCGTCAATATCTTTCATCATGTGTTCTTCTCCTTGAGTTTGGCTTCAATGCAACGATAGAAGTGGTAGATGTTTCCTTGCTGGCATTGCACGACTTCCTCATCCGTCAGCCCTATCCATGTGCGCTGTGGTGGGGTGTAATAGATTTCTTGTGGTGGTGTGCAAGTATGGATGTCGTTTGTGCGTTTGCCGCATCGTGGGCAGAAGTTTTGTTCTAGCGGAAATGCGTCACGGTACTTGATGTACTCTTCATCAAATGCCTTGGAAATTTCTTTTTGGTTCATGCTTCTCTCGCTTTCAGCATTGCGTCTGCCAGTGCGTAAGCCTGTGTGGGTATCCCTGAAAATAAGCCATCGTTGTCAATTAACGCTTGCATAGCCCGTGCCGCAAAGTAGTCACGCAAGCTCATGCCAACATGAGCTTTGTAACAATGGCCATCAACATCATCTTCGCTGTATGGTCTTGGAAATGCTGGTGGGTTGTTCATCTGTCGTTTTCCTTTCCTTTTGCCAAGGTCATCATTGCTTCAATCGTTGCATCGGACAAGGCTCTCTTGTATTTATCAGTCAACATGTCCCCGTGCCGTTGGTAGTTGTCAAGGGCCTTGAGCAGCCTTTCCAAAACAATTTGTAATTCAGCAGCGCGGTTCATTTCTTCTCCTCAATCCCAGCTTCCAACAAAGTCAGCTCCCGCAGTTCAGCAATTCGCTTCATGTACCGGATCGCTTGCTTGTTACCTTGCAACTTAAACCCTACTAGCGCATTGGCTTGAATGAATTGCAAGTCCGCTAAAAACTTGTTGATGTCTCGTAAATCCTTTGCTGTCATTTCTTCATCCCCCTGATAAAAATTGCAAACGAACTGAGGGTGTCTTTACCAAATCCTTTCATCTGCTCAATCTCAAATGCCGCAAGCTCAAGCGCACCGTTCCATCCTGCTAGAAACTTTCTTTCGTCGCTCCCCATTGAAGCCGTCACAGCTTCCCTGCGTTGCTTTGCCATGCGTTCTAACTCGTTGAACGCTTCGTCTTCTGGGTCGTCAATCATTTCCTGTCTCCGTTCTGCATCCAGTCAAGTGCGTACATGAATACTGCTATGGCCACCCCGCCAAGGCCAAAGCCAATGAACAGCACAGCAATCAACGCCATCACATCCAACATATCAACCTCCTGTAAACAATGTTGCACAACTATACACTAAAAATCATGTACCAGTTATATAGGATAAACACCTAGCAGTCATAACACAATAGAAAAAATAGCCACGATTGTTTGCTTATCTAATTTGCCGTAGCTTTTGTTTCGCTATGCCAGCAGGAGGAAAGCATCGCTCGTAGTGACCCGGAAATGCTTTCTTTGCTTCATCGTAAATAAATTCTAAATGTGATCGAACCCAACTGTTTAACTCTATGTCCATTGGGCAAGGCATTCCATCCACCTCAAGCGCCAAGCAAACAGCTACATATAAACGCACATCGCCCCTATATCCCAGCCTAGATCTAGAGTAAGCACCTAATACCCTACCATTGATTCGCTTGTTATTTTCCATCGACATGACTCCGAGTAAGTGAGTGAGCTTCTTTCGGGAAAGCTATGCCTATCGGCAGCCGTAGCCGCCTACATAGCATTACCTGACTCGTCGTGCGTTCGTTTCGCCGTATCAGGGGGTGCGTAAAGTTGTTCGCCGCACCCTATCCCCCAGTGTTATCTGCTCAACGTGCAGCTTTCCCTGACCACACCACCGGGAGGCATCTCTATCATCGCCACCGTGTACCGCCACAATGAAGAACGGATTGGTATAGCTACTGTCGAAAACACTCTATCCCTATGCGTCCGAATGGGGAGACTTCTGTTCGGAATACAACACAAGCCAGAACTGTAGCGACCCTGCTCGCACGGTACTACCCTTTCTCTGCCGCCATGACGCTTTACAAATACTCAGTTCCTGCCGCTTGTATGAGATCTAACCCGATAGACTCTTGTGCCGAGTAGCGGCCAGAAAGCACAAAACCCATAGTGGAACGAGCTTTGGGCTTGGTTGCCGCATACAGGGCTGTCACGGCAGACACCTGTAGCTTTGACGAAGCCCGCTCCACTATGGGTTCGGGGGACGTTTCCGTGAAACTACAACGGGTTACCAATCCGTTGATGCGGTGGATTCTACACAGATTTTAGGCTGTGTCAAACGGTGTCATGCACAAAAATCTGGAAATTCTTTACATGATTCAATGAAAAAAGTACTTATTGCCGGTTTTTGGGCGTATCAAGGTACTTACTGCCGGTTTTTTTATCCCGCTAACCGGCTAGAGGGATGGTCATCAATGGAAAAAGTACTTATTGCCGGTTTTTGGGAATGTCAAAAGCGACACGGTGTCGGTTTTGGTTGCAGGGAAAGGATTCGCACCTCCGACCTTCCGGGTATGAGCCGGACGCTCTCCTACTGAGCTACCCTGCGGTAGAGATTGTTGGTGACTCCCATGAGGCAGGGTCTGGTCGCAAATCAGCAACGAAAAACTTCCAGCGGAGCCAAACCGCTTTCACCAACATGACTGAAGACTGTTGCGCCCCCCGTAGTACCAAAGGCAATCTTCATGCGTCTTGATGAAAAAAGCAGGGTCAGTTACGACCCCGCAAAAAGGAAACTTCATGAAAATGTGGCAACTGCAACCACGACTCAATCATACACATTTTTTCAAAATATCCAGAGCTTCCTCTACGCTGTTGACCACAGCCAATACGCCACCAGTCCACTCGTCAAAGAACTTCTTCTCCGCTGGCGTTAACTCCCGCGCCGAAGGAGGCTTCCTCCCATCCTTCACCTCCAGCAACAAGGTGTATCCCCTGTATCCAACCAGCAGATCAGGAACCCCATCACCCATCGTTATCACCCGTACATACGCCCCGCAAGCTCTCAAAGTTTCAACGATCTGATCCTGATTTGCATCTACTCTATTCGCTCGGCGCATTCTCTTCTCCAATAGGCTTCATGGTATGAACGTCATAGTTGGCGTGCTTCGTCCACACCCGGATGTAATTGCACACAGGCCGATCGGGGCAGGTGTCACACTGGTAATTCTTGGGACTCGTATTATTGGCGTGCGAACGGTGGTAATACAGCACATTCGGGTTCCTAGCAAACTTGTGCCTCTCAGCTATCTGCATGAACAAATCGCCATCCTCACACCCCTGTGTCAGTTTAGCGTTATACCCTTCAATCTCCCGATACACCGACATCCGATAAACCCCAAACGGCCTCCACCCAAACCATGAAAGATTGGGCTCATAGTTCTTGGTAGCCGTGTAAGCGGTAACGTTACCATCAACTCCAATCTCAGAATAGTCAGAGTAAACCAGCGCAACGTCTTGATTCTTAAGGAGAAATTCCAACTGAGCGGCCAAGGCATGGGGGTACAGCATATCGTCTGCATCCAAATGCGCCACAAAGTCACCCTTGATATGCGCCATCGCAGCAGCCCTGTTGCCGGGTGTTTTCAGGTTCCTCTCGTTCTGATAAACCCTGATGCGCTTGTTCTTTTCTGAAAGCTTCTGCGCCAGCTCGTATGTCCCATCAGTAGAGCAATCATCATTGATGACCAGCTCCCAATTTGGATACGTCTGAGCCACCACACTGTCTACAGCAGCCTTCAAAAACTGAACGCTGTTGTAGGCAATCATCATCACAGACATTAACGGCGGCTTCATGGTGGTAACGTTTCCAGAGTTTGTACCAGTTATATCATAGTGCTTGACACCTCACAATTCATCAGGTATATTACAATGCCAATCAACAGACAGGAGGATAGATAAATGGAAGATAAATTGGATGGAGAGCGAACTAATCGCGCAGCAAATTTAGCTGTAGAGATTTTGATTGATTTGGAAATGGATGGCGAAGACCCATCAGTAATTTTTTCAATTTTTGCCATTGGAAGTTCAATTTCTGCACAGATTCACGAGGTAAAAAAAGAAAGATACCTTGAGGCTTGTGGTGGGGTTTACGATGAGACAACCGAGTTTCTTACAGACATTGGAATTTGGGGTGGAAAGAATGGATGAGAGTGATTTGATTGACTGTCAGTACAACGAATACCTGTCAGCCAAGGAATTTGAACAGGAGGAACTGCGTAGAAACCTAGAAAAGTACGGAACTTTTGGAACAAAACATGAAACTAACAAACAAGTACAACCTGCCGCAGACATTCGTCAATGTGATACACCGCCCGACCTACACCAAGGGGAAGGCAAACATATCAGTGACGGAGCTGCTCAACAGTCCTCGGATAGTTCAACTCAAGCGTAAGCATTGGGATGAGATTGAGACTGATGCCAGCGAGATGGTATGGGCGCTGTTCGGCTCTGCCGTTCACAACATCCTAGAACACGGCAAAGACGATCATCACATTGTTGAAGAGCGTATCTTTACCGAGTACGAAGGATGGAAACTTAGCGGCGCGATTGACTTACAGGAAGTCGAAGAGGATGGAATCATCATCTCTGACTACAAAGTCACAGGCGCATGGTCAGTAATGAATGAGAAACAAGACTGGCACAACCAGTTAAATGTTTACGCATGGCTGGTCGAGCGAGTTAAGAAGCAACCAGTGAAGAAGCTTCAGATCATTGCCATCGTGCGTGACTGGACAGCAAGGGATGTAGCCAAAGAAGGCTATCCATCTTCACCGATTGCGACTATCGACATCCCACTGTGGCCGATGGAAGAGCGTGAAGCATACGTCAGCAAGCGTATCAGCTTGCACAGCGAAGCCTATTTCGAAAGCGAGACAGAAGGCGAAATGTCTGAATGTACGCCTGATGAAATGTGGGAGAAGCCAGAGAAGTTTGCCGTCAAGAAAGAAGGCGGCGTAAGAGCAAAGTCATTGCATGACAGCCGAGCAGAAGCAGAGATAGCGTTACCACCCAAAGGCTATTTCATTGAGCATCGCCCCGGCACACGCACACGATGCGAGTCCTATTGTCAGGTCAGCGGCTTCTGCAATCAGTACAAAAAATATCTTGAATCAAAGGAACAATGAAAATGGCAACAGCAAAGAAAACTCGTGAAAGCCGAGCAGCAAAGATCCGCGCATACTTCACCGCAAACCCGGACGCTACAACCACAGCAGTGGCTAAGAAGTTCAAGACTTCCTACCAAATTGCGTACATGGCTAAGAAGAGTATGGAGCCCAAGAAGATTGTGGTGACAGCAACAGAAGCAGCTATGGCAAAGAGGCTAGGCGTATCAGCATTGGACTACGCAAAGCAGAAAGCCAAGATACTCAAGAAGGTCAAGCCAAAACAAACCAAAAACCCACTCGATATGCTTCCCAAGTTAGGTGAAAGCATTGGCGGCTTGACCTTGACGCGCAAAGCAGAGGGTGACCATTTTGTTTACAAATGGGTGCGCGATGCGTTGGTTGCTTCAGGCGAGGTGTTAGTTGACGCTCCAGCAGAAATTGTTGATAACGTCAATCAGCCAGCACACTACAAAGTAGGTGGCATCGAGACAATCGACTTTATTGAAGCCAAAGAACTGGACTATCACTTGGGCAACGCTGTGAAGTACATTAGCCGCGCCAACCACAAGGGCAACCGCAGAGAAGACTTGGAAAAAGCTCAGTGGTATCTCAATCGCGCCATCTCACAAATTAAGGAATAACCATGTCAGTCTATAAAAAATTGCAATGGGCAAGGAATGAGCTTTCAAGGGCCAACCTCAAAAAAACAGGACACAACGCCTATGGTGGATGGTTCTATTACGAACTGGGCGACTTCATTCCCGCAGTCCACAAACTTTTTGACGAAGCTGGATTGTGCGGTGTCGTGACGTTTGGAGACACAGCCACCCTGACAGTCTATGACGCAGACGGCGAAGGCAAGATTGAATTCTCAACGCCCATCGTCTACGCTGAAGCGGCCAAAGGTCAACCCATCCAGATGCTGGGCAGTACCCATACTTATCTTCGCCGTTATTTGTGGCTCATGGCTATGGAGATTGTCGAGGCTGACGCAGTGGATGCAACCAAACAGGAAGAAAAATCTGAGCCTGTGAAGGTGACCCCAAAGGCCAAGCCGCCAACAAAGATTGAGGGTAAAGATCTGCCTTGGCAAATCAAGATTGCCTCAGAACAAGATTGTTCGCCAGAGGAGTGGGTGACCGCAGTAATGGAGGCAGCCAACATCCAGCTTACCTTTGCTCAGTCCGAGAGCGATGTAACCAGCATCTTTAAGGTCAACCGCAACATCTTCGACAAGCTAAAAGAAGTTGACGAAGCACAGTACACCGCTACGCTGGCGGCATTCAAAGTCTACAAAGACCGTTTTAAGGAGCAATGAAATGGCACAGTACCCAAACAGTGGAAAGCTTTCCGCAAACAAATACAAAGACGCACCTAACAAGCCTGACATGGTGGGCGAACTGACGATGGAACGTTCTGCCCTCAAGCAGTTACTGGAAGAGCATGACTTGGACGACATCGTAATTAAGCTGGGCGCATGGAAGATGACAGGCCAATACGGAGAGTGGCTCCGTATGTCTTGGAATAACTACAAGCCCAAGCCAAAGGACAACCCCTATGTGCCACCAGCAAAGCCAGTAGCCAAACAGCCTGACGTAATTGACGACGATTCAATTCCATTCTGACCATGAAGACCAGTCAATTTGAGGCCGTAAAGGTCGCAATGAAACAGGACAAGACGGGGTATATCCTTACCCTTTCTATCCATCCAGACGAAGTGCCTGACGAGATCCTTCGGGATTTTGTTGGGGCTCGGTATCAGGTAGTCATGGTTCGCATGAATGGCGAAGAAAAGCCAATGAACAGGGATCATGACCTGCCTCGCGATGTAGTCCAGCTTGCAGGAATCTTGTGCAACGACACAAGGTTTCACGACTGGCTGGTTGCCCTTGGATTTATTTCCGAGGCCACCACAAAGGCGGCAACAGACTGGTTACGTTCTGAGCTTGGTGTGATCTCTCGCACCGAACTCACGACAAACCCAGAAGCATCACAACTTTTATTAAACATCAACGAGGAATTCAAAGCATGGAAGCGAAACGGCTAATACCCTACTCAGTTCATCTGAGAGAAGACATCTACCTGAAGCTCAAGGCGGCAGCAGGTCAGCGCAAGGCTACGGCTTTGGTGCGTGACGCTATCACCCTGATCGTTGAGGGCGATGACGTATTCAATGGCGGCTACAACAAGGGTCTGCGCGATGCCATCTCTGTCATTCAAGAGAACGAAAGCGCCAGCAGCATTTCTGTTGGAGGCGAATCTATTGCCGACATTCTGTCCCGACAGATCGAAGCGATGGTTCTCAACCAATCGGTAGGGGGCAAAGATGGCAAGAAAAAAGCCTGAAGGAATTGAGATTCTTGTCTCCAAGGAAGATCCTGTTTCCATTCAAGAAATCACAATGATGGATTGGTACGCTGCCTTTGCCCTGATGGGCATTGGCTCCGAGGCATCCAACACAGCCGCTGTATCTATGGCGTTTGACCGAGCAGAGATGATGATGAAGGAAAGGGATAAGAGACTATGAAGAGCGCATTCCCCACAAACAACTGGCAGCAGATGGCCCCAGTATCTAATGGATACGATGAGGGTATGACGTTGTTGGACTACTTCGCCGCCAAGGTGATGCAGTCCCTGATTAGCGAGACAGGCATGACCATGCCTGATTTTTCAAAAACTGCTTATGACGTAGCAGAAGACATGATGAGGGAAAGAAATGAGCGACTTGGACGATTGGGCTAATTATTTGCTGAAGGTGGAGAAGAGTCTGAAAGAGATGGAGGACAAGCTTCTTCATAAAGACTACGATGGCATCTATGAGTTGAACGAGCAGATCGTTGACAATTTGAACAAAACGATGGTCTGGGTGTTTAAAGAGATGCGCAAAGTTGAACAATAACCTAACGGCCAAGCAGAGGGCGCACATAGGCAGGGTCAAGCTGTTGGCTTGCTCTGTCTGTGATACGCCCGGCCCCTCTGACGCGCACCACATAGAGCAGTCACTCCAGTTCTGCGTGGTGGCCTTGTGCAAAGACTGCCATCAGGGTTCAATGATGGGTTGGCACGGCCAAAAGCGTATGTGGAAGATCAAGAAAATGAATGAGCTAGATGCTCTAAACGTTACCATCGAAAGGCTTTTGGATGAACGTAATCAGTAGTTCTGCTGGGAACGATAGCTTGGCAATGATTCAGTGGTCTATCGAACAAAACATCCCTGATGTCCACGTTGTCTTCTGCGATACAGGCTGGTCAGCCCCGGGCTGGATGGTGCGGGTGGAGAAGGTTCACGCCTACGCCGAGGCCAATGGCATGAAGGCGCACATCGTAAAGAGCCTTGGGATGCAAGAGCTTGTTCGGATGAAGAAGGGCTTCCCCGGCAATGCCCAACAATTCTGTACCGCCCATCTCAAAGGCGTTCCATTCTTGGAGTGGATTGACGAGGCAGATAAAGACTGCACAGCCGTGGTCATGGTGGGCAAGCGCCGCGCTGAAAGCGAAGCCCGAAAGCAAACACCCGAGTACATCCACAATTCAGATTACCACGGTGGTAGGACGCTGTGGCATCCCCTGTATCTACACACCGATGAGGAGCGTAACGCCCTGATCCAGCGGTCAGGGTTTGAGACTCTGCCCCACAGGTCGCTGGAGTGTAACCCCTGCGTTAACGCCAATCGGCAGGACTTTCTACGCCTAACACCCGGCGAAATTGAGAGAGTAAATGAATTAGAGGTGGAAATAGGCAAGCCAATGTTCCGGCCAAAACGGTTCAGCGCACTGGGTATCTACGGCGTGATTGCTTGGGCAAAGGACGGCAGGGATCGCGGAGACTTTGCAGAAGAAGATGCCCAGTGTGCATCGCTCTTCGGCTGCGGTCTATAGTGGAAACGTTTCCACTATTCTTTCAAAGACTTGCGGGTATCTTCTGCCTGCTTTGCCAGCATGGAGATGATCTCTTTCAGGCGGTCAATCTCTTCTCGCTTGGCTGCGCCACTCATCGTGGTGTCATTCATAATGACCCGGATCTGTAGCCTGACCTTAGACATATTTTTGGCCGTCTTGTCGTAGAACTTGTTCAGTTGAATCTTGTCTCTCTTCTCTTCCAATATCTCCAAGACTTTCTGAGAGTCACCAATCTCAGCGTAGTGCCGCATATCAGCATACGCCTGACTGATCTCTTTGTTGCTCTCGTAGAAAGCAGTAGCGTACCTTGACTGGTTTGCCGGTAAAGACTTGACAAGTCCTACGCTCACCTTGTCTATCCACTTGGTATCGGGATATGCGCCACTCTTAAACGGCATGACGGCATAGTGCGATGTCTGTGCAATCGTTGCGCCCAGCCAGCCAAAGTAGGCTTTGATGGCGTAGTCCATCTGAACAGGAGACATACCCTCGCCCGGCAAAGCAACGCTTGACAATCCTCCCAAGGCAATAGCCAAGGGACTGGTGCTGTCGGTAGCACGTTCTTGCTTAGACAATCTTTCCATGCCAGCAGACTCAATAGGCGCACCAGAGAAGGAATCTTTGTTGGCATACAGATCCACCAGAGGTTTCACAAACTGAGGCAGGTTCACCGCAAAGGTGTTGGTAATCATGTTTTTCAATGATTTCTCAAACTGCTTACCCTCTGCGCCTTGGTCAAAGATCTGTTCTGCTACCCGCTCTGACAATGTGCC